AGTTGAATCTGAAGATTTATATTTCATTTCTGTCAAATATTTTAAAGAAGAAAGGAAATAGGTGACTATGACATTGGTAAGTTATGTAGCTTGATAAGAAAACACGAAAAACCAAATCGAACTATAAAATTATACATTTTTGTGAAAGATAAAGAAAAGGCGATTGAAAAATTTAAGAAACAACGCGCGTCAAGTAATATTTTAATCCAATATATTAATCCCGGCGGAAATTACGAACACATTTATGATATAAACGATTTACAAGAATCCTTTTTTAAACTAAAAAAATATTAGAACAATATGATTATTTAGAAACACAAGAAAACATAAAAGATTTTCAAAGTAATTATTTGGATGTATTGAAAGAAGTGTTTATACCACGATTTCATCAGAAATTGTTTATTTTAAAGATACATAAATTAATTGAAACAAAGAAAAAAACATATTAATAGGCGCGATTCCGCGTTCTGGAAAATCTTATATTATGGCTGGGACAATATTGGAATATATAAAAAAACAAGAAGTTCTTTATCCTGGTAAAAAAGTAAAATTCTTAATTATGACCCCCGCACCAAACGAAACCTTCCCTGAATATGAATCTATTTTTAATAAATATATTGAATTTACAGATATCGATGTGGTCACTTATAAAGATAATGTTAGTTCAAATAAAATATGTAAACAAAAAGATAAACATTGTGTTATCATAATATCAAAACAAAACTAGGTTGGTCCTATGGTTCGGAAGTCGTAAAAGAAGATATGGATGAACAAGACATGGATGAACAAGACATAATTAAACAACGCATGATAAAGTTATTCGAGACAAATCCAGATATAGATATTATGTTTTTAGATGAAGCTCATTTTTGGAATGTCTACAGAAAAAGCAAAAAAAAATTGTAAGATGTATTGGATAGCGCTATTTCGAATACAATTAAGATATACGTTACGGCAACTTACAATAAACCATTACAAGCGTATGGGATAAAAGAAGAATGTAAAATTACATGGGATATGAATGATATTCAAATTATGCAAGACTTAAGAAACAACATTATATGATAATTCAATAAAAAAACAATTTGGCGATATTTATACAAAGACACTAGAATATTTTGGAGATAATACAACTTTAATAAAAGATAAGACAACTTTAATAAATAAATTTAGAAAAGAGTATTCGTTTTTCCAAAACCCTATTTGATTACTTCGTTATGGGATAAAGAGTTTTTAAACATAGAAAAATTAAAAATAGGAGACACCGAATTTGGGTGGGATATGAATAAATTATTTGCTACAAGCGGAGATAGTTTCACAAACGAAGAACAAGTCAAAGAAATGATGCGCTATTATTTTGGTTATCCAGACAAAAACGAAATGTATGATAAGCAAAGTTTTTATAGAACAAGAGGTATTTTACCACGGATCCGAACTATTTGTTCCAATAAATGTAGAACGTTACAATCGCAGCATAAAACGACGCAATTATGGTTTTTACCTATTGGATTAGGCAAAATTAAAGATACAATAAACGCATTGATACAATTATTGACAAAATCCAACACGTTCAAAGATATCCAGGAAAATTATCATTTTTTTGTGGCGGTGGATACGGAAAACAAAGGACCTTCAGAATGGGTTACGTATATGGACAACCCTGGTAATATAAAAAAAGAAATAGAAAGATTATATACTTTTATAAAGTTAAATTTCCTAAAATGATGAGTTCTAAAATTAATCAAATAGATTTATTAAAATATAATTCTGGTGGTAAATATGAGATCCACACAGATCATTATACATATTCTCCTAGACATTTAAGTGTTATTATAAATTTAAATGATGAGTATGAAGGGGGAGATTTAATTTTTACAGATCAAAAAGAAAAAGAAATTAAAAGATTAAAACTTGGTAAAAGTTCAATTGTATTTTTTCCAAGCAATTTTATGTATTCTCACGGTATTCAACCTATTACGAAAGGAACAAGGTATAGTATTGTCGCATGGTTGCAGTAAATTATAAACTTATTAAAAATTTCTTTTCAAAAAAGAATTAAATATTCTTAAAAATATTGTTATTATAAATTAGATCAAAATAAAGATTGGGTTATTGATCCCCAATCTTTTTCACCTGGGTGGTATCTAGATCCTTTAATGATTTCTTTCTTAGACACAAAATTATCTAAAGTCGAACTTGAATCTAATTTAAAATTATTTCCTACTTATTCTTATTGGAGATATTATATTTTTGGTGCGACTTTAAAACAACATACGGATAGAACAGCTTGTGAAATATCTGTAACAGCTTGTGTTAAAAAATATGATAATTGGCCTATCGTCGTTGAAGGAAAATCTTTTGAATTAGAAGAAGGAGATGCTATTTTATACTTGGGTAATAAACAAAAACATGGAAGACCTGGTACCTATAAAGGTGAGGGTATGGCTCAAGTGTTTTTACATTATGTAAATCAAAATGGTCCTAATAAAAATCATGCTTATGATATAGAAAAAAAAATGAAAGAAAAAACAGTACATATAAATAATTTTATTGGTGTGTATGATAATTACATTACTAAAGAAGAATGTAGTAAAGCTATTAAATTTTACGAAGATCAAAATAAATTCAATAAAACAATTAATAGATTACATTTTGAAAAATCACCTATATTACAAAAACAAGACCAACAATAATTTTGCAGCAAAAGATAATATAGATATTTGGTGGGACTCTCTAAAACCTATGATGCTAAATTTGATTTAGCTTGGAATCATTATAGTCAAAATACTGGAGCAGGAGATGCTTATGGCGTTCCTTTTCATTTTACAACTTTAAAAATCAAAAAACTTTACCTACAGAAGGTTATCATGTTTGGCACATTGAACATGGTAAAGGATTTGATAATGAACCCCGTGCTTTTGTTTTTCTATTTATTTAAATGATGTAGAAGAAGGTGGGGAAACAGAATTTTTACATTTTTCAAAAAGAGTAAAACCTAAAACAGGTAGAATAGTTATTTGGCCTGCAGCATTTCCATATGTACATAGAGGCAATTCACCTTTATCAGGTGAAAAATATATTTTAACTTCTTGGATGATGTTAAGATAATTAAGATGAGTATGATGTAGGTCTAGCACCTAATCTAGTAATTTTTTCAGCGTCAGTTTCACCATCAACATTGTCATTATCCCAATTAGATTGTAATTGAGCTAGATGTGCTGAATCCCATTTAGATGAAAATTGACTAATGTCTCCAATATTTGCATCAGCAAATGATGAATGAGGAGTTGAATCTCTATATTCTACTTCATCAGAAGTAGTTGAAGTCCCATGTTGAATAGCCCAAATATTAGAAAACTTAGAATCAGACCAAAAAGAATCATCAGATATATTATATCCAGTTCCAGCAGCATCACCCGATTGTTTAATGATTATTTTATCTTCAAATACTACTGTCCAATTTGTCACTTGTTGTCCATTTTTTCTTCCTTAACGTTTTTTAATTAAATTAATTAAAATTTAAATTAGTTTAAAATTAAAGGTTTAGAAGAACCGAAGTTAGCATCACCAGAGAAGTCAAGGGCTGCAAAGACGTTAGCATCTTCGTTAGCTTGGATTTCCTGACGAGCCTTCTGCACAGCACGTTCAATCACGTTGAAGCGACGTTGGCGCACTTCACGAATACGAACCATTGGGTTTGAAACAATGTCAAACTCAGGAACGGACACTCGGTCACCACGAACGATTGACTCAGGAGCTGAACCATTGCTCGAAACAACGGTGGCGCTCACATCAATATCACGCTCGTACACGGCAAGTGCACCAGTTGAAAGAGGATCGACCACAAGTGCTCTACGTGCAACACCAGCGTAATCAAGGTTTCGACGAATGGGCAGAGCCATCGCTTGACCGAGAGCAATTTTACCCTCACTGGTCAAAAGAGCACGCTTAATCATGTCATCTTTCTGTTGATCATTGAAGGAAGGACGGCCCGCCAGGTTTGAAGAAGAACTCGCGTTATCCTCTATAATCTTGGCCATTTTGGTGATGGCGGTCAGCGCATCACGGGTTGACGATGCATATAGCTCGCCTTTAGTATCAAATAAACTCATTGCTTTACCCCTAGGTATCTTT